TCTCTTGCCGACGCTGCCAGGCACCGCTTGCGGGACCGTTCCGCAGGTTGGCGATGTGGCGCAAGACGATCTATCGCAGACTTACGTCGTCGGTGCGGCGGAGCAGTGTGCTCTGGGCTGGCGGCTGACCGTGCGCCAGGTGGGCGCCTGAAGTGGGGGAACGCGTGCAGGCAGACCGGCTTCATGTTGTAACGGCAAGGTTCAATCCGCTGCGCTGGGAGGCGCCTGAGCGCCATTATCGTGACTGGGTTGGACATATTCTCGACTCGGGTGCGAAGCTCACCGTCGTCGAGGTGCAGTATGGCAAACGCGAGTTCACATGCGCGCTGCCACACGTCACTCATGTCGGGTTGCGCGCCGACAGCTGGGCCTGGAGCAAGGAGTGCGCCCTGAACGAGGGCATCAGGCGTCTGCCTGAGGCGGAGTATATTGCCTGGGGCGACGCGGACATCTGGTATAGGAAAGCCGGCTGGGCGCGCGAGACGGTGGAGCATCTTCAGCATTATCGCGTGCTGCAGACATGGAGCAAGGCGCTTGATCTTGGGCCGAACGATGAGCTGATTGGCGTGCACAACTCGTTCTGTGGCCAGTATATGCAGGGTGCTCCACTTGTCTCCGGAGGTCCGAAGTTCTGGAAGTTCGATGGCGGCTACGCCGAGTATCCGCATAGCGGCTACTTCTGGGCGGCGCGACGCGAATTCCTCGACTGGACTGGCGGCTTGTTCGAGCTGGCCGGGATGGGCAGCGCCGATCATCACATGGCTTTGGGTCTGGTGGGTCTTGTCGAGCGCAGCTGGCCTGGCGGGACGAGCCAGTCCTACAAGGATCATTTGTTGCGATGGCAGGATCGAGCGAAGCGCTACGTGAATGGCCGCATCGGGGCACTGCCAGGCATTGTCGAGCACCGCTTCCACGGAGCCAAGCAGAACCGGTTCTATCTTGGCCGCTGGGACATCTTCGTAAGGCATGGGTTCGATCCCGACACGGACCTGAAACGCAACAGTTTCGGCGTTCTTGAATGGGCCGGCAACAAGCCCGAGCTCGAGCGCGAGTGGGACCAGTATCTGCGGTCGCGCAGGGAAGACGATAACTGCATGTGAGGCGCTCTTGGCCGATCTTTCAGATGTTGAGACGGCGCTTGTCGAGGCAACTGGTCTGGCGCTTTATCCTGCCGGGCCTGCCGCTGCTAGCGTGACCGGTGCTGGCATCCGGATTTATCGCGGATGGCCTAGCACCGGCGCGCTGGATGCGGACCTTGGCGCCGGGATCGTGAACGTCAGCGTTTTCGCTGTGGCGGATGATACGAGGATCACCACGCGCTGGGGTGTTCAGGAGACGGTAACACCCGTCATTCCGAGCTTGACGGTGTCTGTCACCGGGACGCTGGTTGCTTTCGGCGGCGTCGCCACTGCGGGGCAATTGGCGGGCATACTGGCGGACGGAGCGGCCTATTCCTATCGCACGCAGGCGGGTGATTCTCCGTCTCTAGTTGCGGCTGTGCTAGGCGATGCGATTCGTGCCGACCGGCCCTGCCTCACAGCGGGTTCGACCGTCAACATTCAGGGCGCTGCGAAGGTGGTGGGGCGTGTGGTCGCCGATGCTGCCGTGCTGAGCGAATGGGGGCGGCAGGAGCAGGGCTTCCGGATATCTGTCTGGGCTCCCGATCCTGCTACACGGGATCTGGTTTCCGGCACGCTGGCACGCGGCCTGGCGCAAACGGCGTTTCTTGATCTTGCGGACGGGACTGCGGGGCGGCTGCGCTACAGGAGAACCGCTAGCCACGATGACGATCAGGCAGCGAGGCTGTACCGGCGTGACCTAGTGTTTGATGTGGATTACGGCACGACGATTCCGGGCACGGCGCCTTCGATGCTGTTCGGCGACTTGGAGATTAACGGCGCGATGGTTCTTGGATGATGGGAGCGATTGATTTGGAGGCGGTCCTGGTTGTGGTGCGGCCGTTTGGCGCGCACCGCGTAGGCGACCTGATCGGCGACGTGCAGGCCATGCGCGAAGTCCTTTCTGGCGAACATGCTCATGACGTGGTGAGGGCGGCGGCGCCGGTTGCTGCCCAGCAGGAGGTATAGGATATGCCAATCTTCCAGCAGGGATCGTTGAACACGACTTCGCTGGTGGTTCCAGATCTGTATGTGCAGATTGTGGCGCCGCAGAACCTCGTTCTGAACGGTGTGCCGACGAACGTGATCGGCGTCGTCGGGACCGCTTCCTGGGGTCCGGTCAACCAACCCGTCGCGATCAGCACGATGGCGGATTACGCGCAGGGCTTCGGCTCCGTTATCCCGCGCAAGTTCGACATGGGCACGGCCGTTGCCGCGGCGGTGCAGCAGGGATCGAACAATTTTCGCTGCGTCCGGGTGACGGACGGAACCGATAGCGCCGCAAGCTTTCCCATTGCGCAGGCGAGCGGCGCGTACGCGGTGTTGCTGACTGGACGCTATACCGGATCGCGCGGCAACGCTGTTTCGGTGACGGTGTCGGCTGCGTCTTCGCCAGGGAGCTGGCGGCTCACAGTCGCCATGCCTGGCCTTGTGCCGGAAGTTTTCGACAACATTCCGGCCGCGACGCCACCTGCCTTCTGGCAGGCGCTGGTGACTGCGGTCAACCAGGGCATCGGGCCGCTGCGCGGGCCCTCGCAACTGGTTGTGGCGACACTTGGATCGGCGACGGCCGCGGTGCCTGTGGCGATTACGCAGCAGCTTCTCTCCGGCGGTAGCGATGGCGGTTCTGGGGTGAGCGTCGCGACCCTGATCGGGCAGGATACGCTGCCTCGCCAGGGCATGTATGCGTTGCGCGGCCAGTCCTGCGGGATCGGCGTGCTGGCTGATGCCGATGATTCGACGCAGTGGACGACGCAGGCGGCGTTCGGATTTTCCGAAGGGGTCTATATGATCCTGACGGGACCGGCAGGCCAGGCGATCACCGATGCCGTGACAGCGAAGCAGAGCGCGGGCCTTGACGCCTATTCCGCAAAGCTGATGTTCGGGGACTGGATCTTCTGGAACGACCAGGCGAACGGGGTGACCAGGCTGATCTCGCCGCAGGGGTTTGTTGCGGGAAGGCTGGGGAATCTCTCGCCCGAGCAGTCTAGCTTGAACAAGCCGCTCTATAGCGTGGTGGGGACGCAGCGCTCCGGACTGCCCGGCAGTGGGCAGACGAGTACGTACAGCGACGCCGAGCTGCAGACGCTGTTCCAGAGCGGGATTGACGTCATCACCAATCCGCAGCCGGGCGGGACGTATTGGGGTGTTCGCTGCGGGCACAACACGTCCTCCAACCCGGCGACGAACGGGGATAATTATACCCGGCTGACGAATTACCTGGCGGCGACGCTTGCCGCGGGCATGGGCCCGTATGTGGGGCAGGTGATCAACAGCTCGCTGTTTCAGAGGATACGGGCGACGCAGCTGGCATTTCTGCAGGCCTTGCTGGCGCAGGGCGTTCTCGGTTCGCTGGATGGGTCGCTGCCTTACTCGGTCATCTGCGATGCGAGCAACAACCCGCAGAGCAGGACCAGCCTCGGCTACGTGCAGAGCGATGCACAGGTCCAGTTCCAGGGGATCAATGAAAAGTTCATTGTGAATGTAGAAGGCGGGCAGACGGTAGTGGTTCAGCGACAGGTTCTGCCGTCCGGCATTGCCTGAACAACGGGTGGGGCCGGGAGATCATTGAACGATGCCGATCAATTCCTTTTCGATTGGGCGCGATTGCCAGCTTGTGGTCATGGGGCCTCAGGGCCGGGTTGATCTGACGTATGTGACGGGTTTCGAGAGCAGGCAGATCACGCATTCGGTTCGGCTCGACCGGCTGGATGGCATTCCGATGGGCGCGGAACTGCCGAAAGGGTGGGAAGGCAGCTTCGAGGTGGAGCGCGGCACCAGCGCTGTGGACGATTTCATTGCTGCGTCAGAGCAGGCGTTTCTCAGCCAGGGCTCGCTGCCGGCGGGCACTGTTTATCAGTATGTTGCGGAAGTGGACGGCTCCACGTCCACTTATCAGTATAGCGGAGTTGTGTTCAAGCTGGTGAATGCGGGGAGCTGGCGGGGGGACACCAGCGTAAAGCAGAAGCTGGAGTTCTTCGCTACACAGCGGCAGCGCATCTGATGGACGGGCCTGGCGCGCGCCTGGTCGCGGCGGCGGCGGCGGCGATCGTGGTTCGGGATGCGCAGGGTCGGGAACTTGTCTTGCGCAGGATGACCGCCCTCGACCGGCTTCGGCTTTTCAAGGCGATAGGGCCGCATCTTTCGCAGAATACACCTTATCTCGGTATGGCGATGCTGGCTGCTTCGGTGACCGCGATGGATGGCGTTCCCGTTCCGGCGCCTGCGACCGAGGGCCAGCTGGAGGCGCTGATCGCGCGGCTCGGCGATTGCGGAATTGCCGCGGCTGCCGCTGGTCTTTCCGCGGACGGGACACAGGAGATGGAAAGCTCCGCACAGGGAAACTGAGCAGGCACCCCGATCTGGTTGACAGTCTCTACCTGGTCCGGAACGGGGTGCCGTTCGACGTAGCGTTTTCACTGCCTGAGGACGAGCGGCTGGCTTGGGTCGTCATCATGGGTCGTTTCGATGGCCTCGACTACGACTGGGAAACGCGGACATGGATGAAGATCTGACGGTTGCTCTCGCGGCGGCAGGAGACGTGCTTGCGCGGGCCGTGAGGGCTGAGCTTTCAGCGAGAAGCCTGCCGAATGATGTGCATGTCCTGGTGCGCGATGG